TCACCCCACCCGTCTTTTCACCACCTGCACATGCAGCGCCGCTGCCGGCGAATCCACGGTGGACAGGCTCACATTCCGCGCTGTGACGCGCACCTTATCATTCGACCAGACATGGCAATCCAGCACAAACGCAATGCTGCTGGTATCAAGCGATGCGTCCGCGAAATCCCCCCGCCTCGCGCCGGGCACTGTCACATCCGCATTGGTCGTCGCCCCTGGCGGCATGCTCGGCAGATCCCAGCTGGCGGAGAACATCAGCGTTCTGCTGCCAGCAGGCAGTGCGGGGCAGCCGGACAGGATTGCCGGCGCGTCCTCCGGCAGGCCGTAAAGGCGCAGCGCCTCCAACTCAATCTGCCCGTCAAAGCCAATGATCCCGATTTGCGCAAAGGCGACCTCCGGCCCAAATCGCACGGTCTGGCGGCGATTGAGGTCACTTTCCTGCATCACTGCGCCCGCCTGCCAGGATTTGGACGTTGGCGCCCATTGCAGCGTCGTGCCGGATGCCAGCGCATCGCCGGCGATGTTCTCCCGCACAAGGCCGGCACTATCAAAACAGCGCAGACAAAGCCGTCCGCCATCGGCACCGCCGACCAACCAATGCGCCAGCGCGAATTCCTTGGCATGCGTTGTTTGCACTACAAAGCCGATACCTCGATTGGGGTTCAGCAGCAGGCCGCGCGCGGTGGCGGTGATACCATTCAGCCCATTCCAGGAAAGGGCTGCCATGGTGGTCTCGGCGGTGGTGGAAGTGGCCATGATGCAGGCGCCTTCAACACCAATCTCCGTGCCGCTCTGCCAAAAGGCGGCGGCGCGGATATTCGGGATATGCGCCAGCAACCGCGTCAGCCGCGATGTCGGCGCGCGGTGACGGTTGAATACGGCATTGCCGGCGCGGGTCGCACTTGGCGTGTAGTCAACGCCGATCGCATAGCTCTGCGCCCAGGCCACATCATATTCGCAATCGGTGGCGGCGGCGGTGTGGCGCGCGGCAAAGGGGGAGCAGCCCTCCATCCGCATATTGCGCGCAATGATGGCCGTGCCGTTTGTCTCATTCAAAAAGGGAATGGCGATATTGGGATCAAGCTGACGCAGCTCGAAATTCGGTGCGTCAAAGACATGGCGGTTGTGGTTGTTATAGGCATCCGCGGCGCCGCGCGAAAAGCGCACGCCAAAACGATCGAGCCCAGGGTTGATCCCCGTCCCGCAAGCGAAATGTCCGCCGTAATATCGGATGGAGGTATTCCAGGCGTTCGCCGTCGCGGCATGCGCATCAATGCCATAGCGGTTGTTCAGAATGCGCCCGAGGAGCAGCGTGCTATCCTCAAACCCTCGCCCATCGCCCAGCGTACGCAGCCCGATGGTGAACCCGGACACCAGCCTCAGATCAAGCATCGAGGAATCAAGATTGCGCGCCAGGATGCCGATATCATCCTCACTCAGCCAGTCAGACTGGAACTGCCGCGTGACTTGCAGGCCGAGATAGAGTTTCTCGCCATTGCGCGTGGTGCCGCCATCGCCGAGCGTCAGCACGGTCGCGGGTGCGTTGGTCGCCCCGGTGTATTGAATGATGCCCTGCATGATCAGCCCGCGCGCCCCGCCGCCAAGCACAACGCCAGCATCCACGCGCCAGGTACCGGGTGGGATCACGGCGAATTTCCTGTCTGCCGCCGCGCGATCAAAACAGGCCTGGATGGCCGCGCGATCATTCGCTGCGCCATCGCCAAGCCCGCCGAAGTCAAAGGGCAGCACGGCTTCTCGGTCGCGCAGATATTTTGCGAGATCAGTCTTCGAGATGTTCTGCCCCAGCACCAGCAGATCATCGATGCGTGCGGCCATGGCAGCGCCCCTAGATTGCGGTAGCGGTGACTGGCCCGATCAGCGCAGAGACATTACCCTCGGCCGAGACCGACCGCAGCCAATACCAACGGGCATCGCCGGCATTCAGTCCAAGCCGATCCCAGGGCAGCGAGGTGGGCTCGGTGACCAGCTTTGTGGCTTGGGCAAGATTGGCGCTGCTCGCCTCAAACACCTGCAACCGCGTGACTTCGGGCGGGAGGATCCCTGAAAGCCGGACACCGCCCGCAATGCCAAGCGCTGCCAGTGCGGTGACGCCGCCTGGAATGGCGGCCTCCTGCCAACCGGAAACCGCGCCACTGCGGGCCACGGCGCGGAGGCGGAACGCCGTCGGCTCGCTGGTGGCGATGGACGCCGCGGTGGCGCTCAGCGCCCCGCCATAGCCCTGCCACGCCGCAACAGAGGCCGGGCGGAATTCCAATTCATAGCCGGAGAGATACGCACTGCCGACCGCCGCCCAGGAAAGGCTGAGCGCGGTAAAGCTGACACCCGCCGGTGTCTCCACGCTGATCGAGGCAGGCGCGGCAATCACGCCCGGATTGGGCAGCACCACCGATGGGCTATCGCCGGTCGCGCGTTCATCCACGGCCGGGTCCCAATCCCAAATCGCGGGATCCTCCTCCGCCAGCGTCAAATCCACGCCACCATCAGGCGCCAACCGCCAACCCGTCACCCGCGCCGGAAAGGGACCCAGCCGGTCGAGTGCCAACGTCACACTATCCCAAGGCCGCAGCCGCAGTGCGGATAGATTGGCCGGAAAGGCCACTTCGCGCTGGCGGCGATTGCGCTCCAATTCGGCCTTCATGATGCGCTGCACGGTCGCGACCGAGGTCGTAAGCGGAAATTCCATGCTGCGATAAATCGCCTCACCCCCATCCTCGGCGACGTAATTTGCGGCGAGCAAGGGCGGTGCATCGGTCGGTTGCCAGTTCTTGGCGGGGTCCACATAAACCGCGCGCACGCCGTTAAAGAGATCCCTGCGCGGCCTGCTACCCTGGATGGTGACATCACCGCGCAGCGCATTGGCACTGAGTGTGAATGTCGGCAGCGCGGGTCCACCCGCATGAATAAAAAACCGCCCGCCAGAGACCACCAGCGCGCCCGCCATGGCCGCGACGAGCTTGCGGGTGATGGCGATCTTTCCCTCACCAAGGGAGACACGACCATTGACCGTGTAGCGCTTTTCATAAACGCCAGCGCGCGTGCCGATCAGCTCATCACAGATGTTGGCGGCGGCGATCAAGGCAGGGACGTCGATATCATCCCAGGATGCCTTCCAGCCAAAGGGTGCGGTGAGATACCAGGCAAGGCAGAGCGCGGGATTGTCAGACCAGCCGGTGGCATTCGTGCGCGGGTCCAGAATGGTGTTCGCGCCTTGCACCAGGGCCGCGATGTTGGGCGGGCCGGAGGGAAAGGCCTGCGCAGTAACTTTCAGGCGCACCGCGACATAGGCACGCCCGCGGCCGCGATGATTGGCGGTCCATTTGCCACCGGTCTCTGCGATCAAATTGGCATTGGCGGCTTGGTCCGCCGCGCCTAAGTGGCGATCAATGCGCACCAGCCCATTGAATTTCGCATCCGTGGCCAGCGTGTCGCCCAACCAGACATCGCCAATGGAGTGCACGCGATGCGCGGAGAGCACGATGACCGTGTAGAAATACCCATCAGCGCGGCCCTGATCATCGGTCGCGGAATGGATGAACACCATGGGCCCGCCGACCTTGATGCGGCCAAAGACGAGTTGATGTTCCGTCAGCGGTTGCCGAAACGATTGCGTGCGCCCTGCGCCGGGGGAGGTGGTATTATCGACCGTGCGGCTGGGAATAGCGGGGGATGAGGGCGGGCGTGAGGGAAAGACGGAACCGCCGACGCTGGTAATGGCAAAGGCAGTACCAGCGCCGACCAGCGCACCGATGATGCCACCACCAACTGCGGCTGAGGCGACTGCACCGACGGCGACGGCGATGATCGGGATGGCGACGGGCATATCAACCGATCCTTCAACTGATGTTTGGTCGCATTTTCCGAGCCGCCAAGTGAGTCCACTTGGCTAGAAAATGCTCCAGGCTATGCTGCATTCAGTAAGTGCTGCGGTGGTCAGGCCATGCGTGCCGACAAAGGCCGCGCGACCTGCTTCGACCACCACGCCAAGGCGCGGCGGATCACCGGCCAGGACGATATCGCCCGCGCGCGCATAGGCAGGCGCGATGCGTGGAAAGCCTGCGCTATCTGCCGAGGCCGCAAGGCAGGGCCGCACAGTCACGTTGGGCTTATGACCTGTCACAGCCTCCACAGCCGCGAGCGCGAAGCTGGCGCAATTCCAATGGCGCGCATCAAAGGCGCGTGCTTCCGCCGCCGACAGCAGGGCCGACAGCCGCACCGCCCAATCTTTTCGCCGCATCACTGCGCCGGCAGCCGGATCTCCGCCTCCTGCAAGGCGGGCACATATTCGAAGAACCTGTCGCCCTGATATTCCGCCTGCTGGTCCGCATCCGTGTAACGACGCACCTCAGCGCGCTCGAGATCCACAAGCCGGCTTTCGCAGGTCAGCGAAATGCGCGCCTCTGTCCCGTCCGTCACTTCCATGACATCCATCAGCCCAGCCCAAAGCGGGAATGGATCGGCGACAAAAGCCCCCTCAGCATCCAGCAGCACGCCCCAAAGCCGTGCCGGGCGCAGGCGAAAGCTGCGCTCCGCCAGCGCGATATCCACGACCTCCTGCGGCACCGGCGAGAGCGATAGCGTCAGCCGCACGGCGCGCAATTCGACGGTTTCCTCAATCTCGCTGACAGCACCAATCGCGCCCAGCCCCTCAAACACCTTGCCCGCCCAAAGTAATGGCCCGATCCCCGTCCAGGCGCGGAAGAACCCCGAGGCGAAATCAAGCTCCACCAACACAACGGGTGCCGCGATGGGCGATGCCGCAGCGGCGATGGCGGCTGGCGTGAGGCGCGGCGATGGGTTGCTGCCGGACATTACAACGCCTCCTCAAGCCGGATGGTGATGGCGGTAAAGCCGCCCGGGCGTGTCGGGTTCGCGGCCTCATCATCCGATACCAGCCGCATCGGCACGCTCGGCTTGGTCAGCACCAACGGCTGGTTCACCAGCAATGCCTCACGCAAGGGCGGCGCGATGGGAATGGTCGCGGTGCCGGTGCCGGATGCGGTGATGGCCTCGGTCGCGATATACAATCGCCCGGCAAGGCCAATGATATCCCCTGCACCGATCGCCAGCGCATTCGGATACCAACCCTGCGTCTGGATCGAAAGCGCCCCACGCGGCGCGCCCGTCGCCAGCGCGGGATTGCCCGAGCCCACCACAAAGCCGGTGCCATCGGTAAAGATCGTCGCGTCGTTAAAGGAGAATGGACCGCTTGGCACTTGCCCCTGGCTGCGCGGATCGCCACTGCGGAATTCTCTGCGCCAGTCATAAATCCTGACCGTATTGAGCGAGCCCGCCAGCGCCGCCAGCAACCCCTCCAGAATACCACCGCGCCTGCGATCCAGCGGTTCAAAACTCGCCTGCGCCACCCAGCGCGCACCTTCGCGCCGCAGCACCTGCGCCTGGCGCGTGATGGGCGAGACAAAGCGCGTGGTATTGTGCTGCAGATAGAATGTCAGCCGCGTCGGGCGCAGCGCCTCGGGCCAGGCATATTCAACCATGGCTGTTACCCCCGCACTGTTTCATAAGCGCTGCCGCCACGGCGAATGGCATCCAGCGTCATGCTGGATGACTGCCGCGCAATCTGCCCGGCCAAAATACGCAGCCGCGCCTCCACACCCGCATCGGCGCCGCGCGCATCAATGGCGATGGAGGTATTGATCGTGGTGCTGCCGCCCGGCGCGCTGCCATTGGGCAGCACCGTGCCGGCTTGGTTCGGCACAAACCATTCCGGGCCGCGTTCGCCGACGATATAGGGCTGCCCCGCCGCCACCGGGCCGCCATCGGCGCGGAACAAGCCACCAATGGCGGTGCCGATATCATTCAGCCAATTCCCCGCGCCAATACTGGAAAGCCCGGCCGAGGCCGCATTGCCCAAAGGTTCCGTAATGGTGCGCCGCGCAATGATACGCGTCATGTCCTGCAATAGGCCCTTGAGCACTTCAGACAGCCTGGCGCCGCGCACAATCGCGTCCTCAAAGGCCGAGGAAAAGGCAAAGCCCAATTCCCGCGCGGCGTCGCGGGTGTTTTCCGTGCTGCGCTTGATGCGCTGCTCGGCCTCCTCCAATTCGTTCAGCGCGCGTTCGCCTTCGCGGGCGATGGTCTCGGTCGGGATGGGCCGGCCTGCGCGCTCGGCACGCTCAGCCAAATCTCCCAGCCGTTCCAGGCGGCGCTGATAGCGTTCATAGGCATTCTCATTATCCAGGATCAGCCTTTCGCGTTCGCGCAGCAGGTCATTCAACTCGCGTTCCGCCGCGCGATCAGCAGGTTGGATGGCGGCCACACGGCGCGTGGTGCCTTCAATACGGCGCAGCGCCTCATCACGTTCTTGCAGCGCCAGGGTTTCAAGCCGGCTGCGATCCGCGGCGGTAATGCCACCGGCGGCCTCAGCCTCACGCAGGCGGCGGACGCGGTCCTCATATTCGCTATTGATGCGAAAGCGGTCATCGAGCGCGCGGCGCAATTCTTCGGCATCCGCGCCAGCGCGGCGGCGGCGCGCATCGGCGGCTTGGGCGGCCGCACTTTCCGCCTCGCGCTGCTGCCGTTCGCCGGAGGCCTGTTCGCCGCGCGTGATTTCCTCCGCGAGTTCCTGATACTGGCGACGCAATTCCTCCAGCCGGGCGGCGCGATCCACGCCGGCCTGTTGCTGCGCGGTGCCAACCAGGCCGCTGCGGATGCTGCCGCGCCGTGGTTCGGTGGGCAGGCTTTGGCCTTCGATTTCAGCCTCAAGCCGAGCGATTTGCGCGCGCAGTGCCGCAGCCTCCGCACGGCGCGCGGCCTCCTGCTCGGTTGACAGCAAAAGGCCGGAGCCGCGCCGCACGCCATCCAGCACGCGCGCCGCGCCCGACAGGGCCTGGGCCAGCGTATTGGAAAGACCGATGGCTTGATCCAGCCGGGCGAGGAATTGGTCCGTCGCGACGGTGAGCTGCCCAAAGGCACGCCCCACCGAAAGCGGCGCACGTTCAAATTCGCCATTCAGCTTTTCAACGGCGCCCAGCAGCGCGGGGAAAACCGTATCGGCGGTGAGCTTGCCCTCGGAGCCAAGCTTGCGGAGTTCACCAATGGAAACGCCAAGCTCGCGCGCCAGCGCCTGCGCAAGGGTGGGCAGGCCTTCCAGGATGGAGCGCAGTTCATCGCCTTGCAGCGTGCCCGATGCCAAGGCCTGGGCCAGCTGCTGGGTGGCGGAGGAGATTTCCTGTTGCGAGGCGCCCGAAGCGATGGCGATGCGCTGCAAGCCGCCGACCAGGGTTGCGACCTGATCCGAAGTGGCACCAATTTCCCGCGCGGCGATGGAAAACCGAGCAAAGGCGTCCACGCTTTCACGCACCGCGACGCCGGTTTGCAGGCTATCCTGATAGAGCCTGTCATAGATTTCCCCGGCGCGTTCCACCGAACCGAGCGCGGTATTCAGCCGCCCCATGGATTGCGTCAGCGCATCGCCGGCCACGACCACCGCGCGCAGCCCGGCAGCGAGGCCCGCGATCTGCACGCCGCGCACGGCGATATCCAGCAAATCAAGCGCGCGGGACGCACGTTCCGCGCCGCCCTCAATACGCGCGAGGGAACGTTGGCCGGCCTCACCGACCTCACGCAGTTCCTGCTTTACGCGCGCGGCATCGTCCAAGGACAGGCGCACCGAGACGCGGCGGGTGGCGTCAGCCATGGGGCGTTTCCTCCCTGCCGCGTGTGGCGATGCCTTCCGCCATGCCGACACGCATCGCCATCAGCATTTCCGAAGCGGCCCAACCCTGCGCGCCGAGATCACGTGCGGCGGCCAGCGCATTGGCGATGTTGAGCGTGATGCCGGCCATGCTGGCCTCAGCGCAGGCGGTGCCGGCGGCCCAGCAGGCATGGGCCTCAATGCTGAGCGGTGCGTGTTGGCTGTAGGGGCAGCTATCGCCGCAATCGCGCGCGATGGCCGCGCAGCCGCGACAATATTCGGGCCCGCTGCCGAAATGCCATGCGGCGCGGGCCCTTAGGCGTTTCCCTCCATGGCCACGGCAGCGACCGGTGCAGTGGCGCGGTCCCAGAAGGCGGCGGCGATGTCGTCCAGGTCCATCAGGCGTTCCACCGCATCGGGGGAAAGCGGCAGCGGCTTGCCGGTGGTGTCGCCGATGCCTTCCCAGGCGAAGATCGCGTGGCGGGCTAGGGCCTTGACCAGGAAGGCGAAGGCGAGGCCGCGGGCCATGTCGGGGTCGAGCTCCGGCTCCGCCGCACGCAGCGCGCCGAGGCGACGCGCGGAGGCTGCCTGGGCGGCGGCCATCACGGCGGTGGTGACGGGGCGGATTTCCACGCGGACACCGCGCGGGAGGGTAAGCCAATAGGGGGTGGTGGGGAGGTCGAGGGTGAGCATGAGGGAATCTCCAGACTTGAAATGCAGCCCTGTTATGTCAAAGTATGACATGTCCAGGGCAGGAGCTAAGCGATGCCAAATGTGAGTCTAACGCCCGAGCTTGAGGGCTTTGCGGAGCGCTGCGTCGCCTCCGGTCGCTACGGCAATGTGAGTGAGGTGATGCGCGCAGCACTTCGCCTCCTTGCGGACCAGGAAGCGCGACGCACGGCCTTTACCGAAATGCTGGAGCGTGTCGAACGTGAGGCTGATGAAAAAGGCTGGCTTACCGCCGATCAGGTAGATGCTGAGCTTCGAAAGGTCATCGCGCAAGCGAAAGCCGCGAGGGAAAAAAGCTGAGCCCGCAATCTCGTTTCGCTGGCGCGATCCTATCGCCAGAGGCCTTGGCGGATCTTGGAGAGGCAATTGCCTGGATCAGCCAGGAAAACCTCAGCGCCGCTGAGAATTTGCGCATTGCGGTGGGCAAGGCAGCCCAGTTGATCGGCGCCCATCCCAATCTTGGAAAACAGCGGCGAGACCTTGCTTCTGAGAACATAAGGTTCCTGCTACTGCGCGGCTTTCCCTACATCGTGGTTTATCGCGCTGATGCAATTCCGCCGAGGATCTTGCGGGTCCTTCATGGCGCCCGCGATCTGCCGGAAGTGCTACAGGACCTTGAACGCGAAGGAGGCGCATAGCCGTGTCTCACCCATACTCACTCCCCGCCTGCTGGTTCCTCAACACCACCGTCATCATCCGCCCCGTCGTCGCGTTGAACGCCGCCCTGAAATCGAAGCTCGCCTCCACCCCCGCCGGCCCTTCGATCGGCGTTTTGGCCAGCGCCAGATAAACCTCATGCAGCGTGATCGTCAGGCTGCGATTGGCATCCATCGTGAAAGCCATGGCGAATTCCGCGGCCGAGCCGCCCTGCGCCTGCGCCAGCAGCACCGTATTCTCAAACCGCACCGTGATTTGCCCGGTGCAGCGCGCGATGCCGGGATCAACACCCTCCACCTTCCGGTCAGCGCGGATCGTGCGCACCGTCTCCATCCCATTTGAAAAACTGATCCGCGCGCCGGTCACTTGCGCCAGCGCCGCACCTGCGCGTGTGATGGAACCCTGCGCCTTGTTAAAGGCCGTAAAGGCCGCGCCGCTTGGCGTGCCGCCGGAACTCGCCGCACCGCGGAGCGAGCCCTGGCCCAGCAGCCCAATCGTCGCGCTGGCAGCACCGGTGGGCGTGAAATCCATCTCCAGCGTATCAGCGCGCACGCCCGTGCAAACATCGTAATTCGGCACATCGGGATAGCCGATTTCGATACTGTTGGAAGGCAGTGCAGCAAGGCCCGAGCCAAAGCTATGGATGAAATTCGGGCTGGTGCCGCTCGTGGTCGGCGGGCCGAACAACAAGCGCAGCCAATGCCCGAAATTGATCAGATCAACCGGCACCACCGCCTGGCCTGCCACCGTGACCGTATCCAATAGCGGCGCGCCAGTGTCTCGATTGCCGCCAATGCCGATCACATCCGCATCCAGCAGCGGCTGCTCCGCGCCCAGATTGCAGGACAGGAAGGGCATGCGCCGCCAATTGCCGCCAGGCGCGATGCCATAGCTGACCTCAGGAATCATGAGCAGGCGCGCATTTGCACCAATGGCACGGGGCATGGGGTTTCTCCTGGTGGGCGATCAGGCCAGCGGTGATCCGGTGGCGGTAAAGAACAAGGCGACGGGCAGGCTTGCGGCACGCGCGCTTGCCGCACCTTCGAATTCGACATCCTCGATATCCGCGCTGCCGGGCTGCGCCCATTCCACCGCGCCACCAAGCATGGGATCGGCGGTGATAGCGGCGGAGATGGCGACCAGCAGCGCATCCAACAGCGCATTATCCGTCGCCAGCACTTCGATTTCCGCGCGATGTTCAATGGCAAAGGCAAGCGGCGAGAGGATGGGCGTTTCCGAGACAGTTTCACCATCGCGCAGCACCACCAGCCCGCCAGGGGGCAGGCGCTGCGGCACGGTTTCATTGCGGCGGATGACGGGCACCGGGTTGCGCGCGGCCAGGCTGGCGTTCAGGCGCGCGAACAGGGCGGTCAGGGCGGCTTCGCGAAGGCTCATCGCGACCTCCCTGCCTCGGCGGCCCAGGCCGCCACAAAACGCCCGGGCAGGCGCCGCAGGCCACGCTTTGCCGCGCCCTTTACGTCGAGCCGCTTGGTGAGCTTCACCTGCGGCAGCAGCAGGAACATCGGCACCATGCCGCGCGCGAGCAGCCCGCGCGCCCAGGCCTCTCGGCCACGGCGATGGGCGGTGCCGATTTCTGTGACGCCGCCGGCAATCAAGCGCAGGCGTTGGCGCCGCCGCCCGGCATGTTCCCCGGCGCGGAGTGGCAGGCACCAGACAAAGCCGCGCCCTGATTTGAATGGCCGCAGAAACGCCTGGCCCGAGGCCACCATCTGCGCTGGCGTCACGCGCATGCCTTTCTCGCCCCGCCCGCGCCTGCCACGCGCGGCGTTAAAGCCGGTGGGGATGGCGAGGAATTTGCGTCCACCCTTGGCGCGGATCAACGCGCCGCGCTCAAAGGCATCAATCACCTTGGGGACTTTGGTGAAGACCAGCCCGGCAGGGCGGAGTGACTGGCCCGTGCGGGGAAACACCATGGACCGCCAGGCATTGGCGATGCCGCGCGCATTGCCGGCAAAGGCGGTGGTGACCTGCTGGCGGAGTTCGGCTTTGACCTCGGCGGTCTCGGTGCGGATGGCGGTCATTGCGGCGCGTTCGCCCGCGCGCAGCTCCTCCGCGAGCATTTTTCGGAGATCACCGACCAGCTGCGCACCAAGCCTCATGTCGCGTCCCTATCGCTGGCAAAGGACGCGCCAGGCGGTGCCGGTGGCGTCGCGTTCGGCATGGCGGACGGTGAGCACTTCGCCGCCGATCGAAAAACTATCGCCTGCGGCAAGGTCAGGCAGAGTGGCGATGGCGAGGGAGAGAATATCGCTGGCGGAGATCACCTCCGTGCCAAAAGCATCCGCCATGCGGTCGGGCGAGGAACGCAGCACGCGCAGGCTGACCGGCGCGCCTGTGCCGCCCTGGCGATACTCAGCATCGCAGCCAAGATGTGGATCGGCGATCAGGCTTGCCATGGCGGTATCGAAGGCGCTCATCGTTTCAGCACCTCGACAATGCGCGGCAGCGTCTTTTCGGCGGAACGGCCAATGACATAGCCACCAAGGCCAATCTCAACGATCCCCCACAGTTTCAGCGCTTCCGCTTCGCTGATCCCCGGCGCCGACCAGCCAAGCCAGCGTGCGACGATCAGTGCGCCAAAGGTCAGCATCAGGATTGGCCGCCAGCAGGCAGCGAGCCAATGTTCCGATTGGGCCTCGGTCTTGATGATATCGGCGGCGGCTTTCTCCAATTCGCCCGCGCGCGCGAGCAAGGCGGCGTTCAATTCCGCCTCGGCACGCTGCCGCGCCTCGGCATCGGGGAATAGCCGCTTGAGAGCATCCCCCAGGATCGGTACCAGGGCGGGCAGCAATGCGCCGATCATGGGTATTTCCCCCGATCCAATTCGAAATGCGGGCCATCCGGGAAGCTCGCCCAATCACCGCCCCAGGTAATGGCAACGCCAAGCTTCTGTGCGGCACCCTTCATGGCTGCAGCGAGTTGCGCGTAAAGCGGCCAGTCCCAACGGATTTCGCCATTCTCCGGCACGCCATCGCCATCATCGAGCCAATACCCGAGATCCACAGCATGGCCCGTCAGGTGACGGCTATTCATGGTGCGCGATGCACCAAGCGCGACAAGCTTCGCCTGGCGCTCGCGGGACCGCAGCCCCTCCAGCACGATGAAGGGTGCGGCCTTGCGCGCCTCAATCACCACGCGCACCAGATGGGGATGCACGCCTTGCAGGCGTTCGTGATCGCGCGGCAGCAGACTGGCCATGTTCACGCCCCCGCCGCCGGAACGCGGTTGAGCCAGACGCGCACCGTGCCATCGGCAGCCAGCGCGGCCTGGGTGGAGATGCCCACCTGGAAGTTACCAGCGGCGGTCGCGGTAATGCGCCGGTTGGTATTGTCCCAGAACACCCGCACACCGGCGCCGATGGCCAGCGCTGGTTCCTTCGTGAGGTCGAACACGCCCATGGTCGCGGCCTCGATCATGGCGTTCTGCACGCCATCCACGGCGGCGACGCCGAACAGCGCACCGACCAGGACGCCCTGGCCGGCGGAAACCCCGGTCGCATAGGGCACGGCAATGGCCAGGCTATTGCCCGGCTGAATGAAGTTACGCATGGAAAGAACCTCCTGAAACGCAACAGGCGCCCCGAAGGACGCCCGTTGCGAGATTGCGATGATAAAAAAGGGTGATGCGGCTCAGGCGCCCGGATTGAACCAGGCCCCGCGCCAATCAATGGCACCGACGCCGAAGTCGAAGATCACGCTGACCTCGACACCATCCACGCCGGAAACCGGGCCAGTGGTGACCTGCGGTCCCTCGGCACCATTCAGATAGCCATAGACATAGACCGGTGCGGTCGGCGGATCGGCAAACAGGTACCAGCGATTATTCGGGATCAGCGGTTCGACCAGCGGCTGGACAAAGCCGGCATAGATATTGGTGTGGCTGACCTGCGTGGCGCCAACACTCACCGTCAATTGCCG